GATTTCCATAGTTTGGATACCAATCCACGCGTGGCAAGCCTAGTTTTTGAATAATAGCTTCGCCTGCGTATGTGAATACCTGTTTGCCTGTCTTCTGAAGCACCATATTACTAAATACTGCAATCTGCTCGACAGTCCCCTCAAAGTCTGGTTCGAGGTCAAGGAATAGCAGCTCGCCGGCTTCGTTTCCTAAAGCCTCAATACATTTCACAAAATATTCGGCGTTCTGTTCAGCCTCTTCTCTGGTTGAAAAGTACGGTAGCCAATAAAGACCAAGCATCTTGCCAGCCTCACGAGCTTTAGTAACGAATAGCTGTGCATCTGGGTCTAATTTGAACTCGTTACCACCGTATTGTTGCCCGACCCAGCCAGCTTTGACGATAACACCTGCTATTTTAGGAAACACATTTACTACTTCAGCCGTTTGGTAGTTAGATACATCGATGATGACATTGCTAAAGTCTTGCTCAGGCTCTGGCGCTGGTTCTGGTGCAGGCTGAGGCGTTAGGTCTGGCAGGTCATGCAACTCTTTGTCCTCAAATAGCTGACGACTCATATATTTGCCGCTGCGCGCTGTGACGTACCAAACAGTATCTCCAGCGATTGACTCGCCATTTGTCACGTAGCCTTTCATGGCAATAACATCACCCTGAGCTAACTCTTGAAACACGCCAGATTGAGTATTTGGTTCCTCGCGAGCGTAGCCCTCCTCCTCCATTTTTCGGTCAGTCGGGCTGATTGGTTGTGGCGCGACATAGCCGATGATACGTTCAGGACGTGGTCGTAACCATCCGATAACTGGACCACCGGAGATAATCCAAGGGCGTCGAATAGTCCTTGCTGGTGTTTGTGCAAATCCATCTTGCTCAATAACATCTACGCCATTCAGGTCAGCACCCAGGACTACAGCGATATGACCATACGGGTTGCCCACCATTGCACCCCAGATAATAATGTCTCCACGCTGAGGAAGCAGGTTGGGGTCTGACATGTTGTTAAGGATTTTTTCAAAGAAATCACCATTAGAATTAGCGAAGGCTTCTTTGGCGTTAGCGGGTCGAATGGTGTTCTGCCAGTCGTTAAACAACCACAGACAATAGTCATCGATAACATCTTTACATTGCAATCCGTACGCGCCATCTACATCAATCCGTCGTCCTGGTGCGTTAGCGATCCATTGATTAATTCTGTCCATATTCCTCCTTTACTCAACAGTTTTCTTTACTTCTTTAATAGTTTTGTGTACTTCCGGTCTATGCTGTTGTATTAGATTTGCAAACTGCATTAAGATGACGACGCCAACTGCACAGATAAGCACCGTTATACCTGTCCATTTGATTATTAACGCTACAAGTTTTCTTTCGCCCTCGATAATTGCTTTGATAAAAACATTACCGTCAAGCTTCCTGTTACGCTCATTGATACTTCCGATGGCAGTCTTAAGCTCTAAAATTTTACGGTCTACATACTCATTACGCTCATTGAACCTAGCTTCACTGACTAGCCCTTCTAGCTTATCCAATATCTGTATGAGCGATGGTTCAACGACTTTGTCATTGAATGTCTCGATGCGAGCTAGACGCTCGTTCTGCTCAATATCTGAAGTAGCCACTACGATTTCTCCCATGGCTGGTCTGTTAGCCAAGTTGCCGATCCATACCACTCTTGTCGTCCAGAGATGGCAGAATATCCAATCACAGAGCCGTCTTTAGCAAACTTGTAGGTAGCGTTACCTGCATATCGGCCTGAGTTGACACCAGTTATCATCAAGGCTGATTCTGCAGTAGGGCGATACTTCTTTGGTATTTTTTCTCCCGGTGAGAATGTTCCTCCTGGGATTTCTCCCAACTGAGTTATCCGTGCTGATACCATATTGCCAATTCGAGTAAGCTTCAGTATCATTCCCCAACCGATTTGTATATCCTCCTCCTTGGCGGCCTTTACGTTAGGATAGTCTTTGGCTTCTTTCATCCACTCACCATAAGTGATGGGTGTAGCTGTCTCTCCACTTTTGACAATACGGCTATAAATATCTCCTTCAGTGTCGGCATATTGCTGCTTGACGTATCCTTTTGCTTGTGAACCTGGTATAACAGCAGGATTGAGCGGCGTGGAAACGAGCCAACCTGGGTTATCTGATGGGCGATTAGCACAAGCTTTAATTACATCGTTTTCTCGAAATACCCATTTACCAAATTTGAACAAGCGAGTATCATTGAAATCAATGCTTGAGGCTTGTTCTACGAACTCAGTAGTAGAATTTAGCGCCTCATACGATACTGATTCAGGTTTAAGTGTGCCATCTGAGTTGTGAAGATTTAGCAATGCTTGAGCCAAATAATCAGCCCATAATGTAGATGGACCTGGCTGGATAATATCTCCAACTTTATTGCCCTCATCATTGCCACCTAGCAGTACCTTGAAGCCAACAATGTTACCTGTCCCCTTGTTAGCAACTCCTATACAGTCACGAACGCTCCCCTCGACTACCTTCTCCGCTGAATCTAAGCGATATGATATAAAATGCATTGCAGTATCTTCACTCCATCCACTCAATCCATCGACTAGTAGCGTATCGGACCCTGGTGCTCGCGGGCTAACAACTCGTGCAACGTTCGGATAAGAAGAGCCGTCTGTTGTTCTAGTGATTTTATCTTTTATGCTTGCCATAATACCTCCTTTAACTTAAATCCTTCGTGCCAATATTGACGTACTCGAACACGACACGTGACATTGCATAACTCACTCCTGGATCAGATGAAGACCATCCGTACTGAATCCATTGGGCATCCTCATCTATCTCCAGCTCCACCTCCTCGCTTGCAGAGTTAAAGTTCTTTGGAACAGTCCTGACGTAGCTCCATCCAGCTTTTGGGGTACTCCAATGAACTCCTGGCTCACTCCAGCCAGTACGACTTGATGTTGCACCAAAATACCTAGTTTCAGAAAAGGTTTGCAGACCATCCTCTGTTTTTGCAGTAGCAGTGACCGTGATTCTCCCCTGTGGACGTAAGATGATAAAGATTGCTCGTAAAACACGCGCCCAGTCCCGACCCGTCTCCTCAAACCGCAATTGACCACTCAAAGCACTCGTACTAAAAGGCTTGCCATCGTCAACTGTTTTAGCTCCTTTGGACAATTCAACAATCTTGTCCCCTTGGACTATTAATAGATGAGTAATGCCAGAGTTATCGTTATATAGTGTCATCCAATCACAGCGTATATTCCAAGGCTTCATCCATGCACCTTTACGATCGGTGTCATAAACCCATATCTGGTTATTGTAATCAGCAGCTACTGGCAGTGCCCAATAAACACGCCCTTCAAACGCAACACCTACGGCTTTGTCCATAGTCTTGTTATTCAGGTTGGTGATAGCATCTTGGATAGTATTTGTAATACGACGTGTAGACAGAACGTTTTGTAGCTGAGGAAGAGTACCTGTCGTGTTAAATCCACCACGACTTGGATATAGCAGGTCATTATTGTAGATAACTAGGGCGTCAGGGCTGTCAGTTCCGTCATTACCAGTGTCCTCTTGAACCTGCCAAACAGTAATAGTCTCCTCACCGTATGTAATATTTGTCGGGGTGATGTAAAAACGTTTTCCAGTACCGTTTGTACCCTGGCTGAGCACGGTGGCTTTAGGATCACCTTTACCGTCTCGATACGGTGCCACAGCATATGGTATTTCCTTTGTGCCGTTGCCAACTGGTGTATACCCTCCACCGTAACCAGGTGAAAAATCAAGCTCATGACCATAATCACCACCACGCCATACATAAAAAGGATTCTTCTTATCACCAGTTAGCCAAACTCGACCATTAATAACCTCTGCTCGGGTTGCTGTTGGACCTGCAGTATTATTATCTTTGGGCAGTGGGACCGATACATCTAGACTACGTGAGCCGTTGTCAACAAAGGTTGTTTGATCCATTGGCAGTGCAGTAGCGAGACGATAAAGGGTTGGGTCGCCGCCGCCATCGACACCAACACCACAATAAATATTCCATGATTTAGCCTCTGTACTGTCAGGTCGTTTGATTGCTAGGCTATGTTTTTCGCTGTTCCACATATCACGGTCGGTAGAGATTGATTGTTGCAAAATCGGTGAGCCTGCAGTCTCTCCTACGGTAGAGTTAAACGTAACTGCGTAAAAGGCCTTAAAGCCAGTGCCGTCAAGGCCAGTGTTTTTATCCAGGGTGGGTTTTGTCGGGTTGGCGATTTCTCTAAATGCTACAATCTTTGAATTAGCGATATCTAGATAACTTAGCGTATCTTCGCCGTTCATAATGAGCAGATTATTTCGTATTTGTTTAAAATGTCCGCGGGCGGTGCTGTGGTAGTCTTTACCTTCTACCACTTTCCAGGTTTCATCTTCACCACGTGCAATGCAAAGCCTTGTCTTGCCGTTAATTCGCTGAAGACACGCTAGCCAGTTGACCGTGCCTTCTCTCGTCGTACTCCGGAATTCAGCTAGCTCTCCCAATATCATGCCTTTTGGCTGCGGGCCATATTTAGCTGTACCTGGTCGATTTGTTATAACAGAGTCTTGATCTAGGATGAGGTTTTCAGACGATCGTAGACCCCTTAGTGGCGTACGGCCATCATCAAATGCCGTTACCACACCATTTTGCCAGTCTTGAACTGCCAAACGCTGTATTTTTGGTGCCCTCATGTTGTTAGAAGGCTTTAACATATGTCAGACACCCCCGGGACCATCTGCAATGGCCGATAACTTGCTTGAGCAGCGTTATTTTCAATCATCTTTTGCATCAACTGGTTTGCTTCAGCGATGAGATTACTATATTGATTCTGTAGGAGAATATCGTTACGAGCGTATTCAGCCGCACACATTGTCACTAGCCACATTGGATTATCTACAGGTACAATGCTATCCGCTTTGGTAAGTAATGGAGCACGCAGGTAAACAGGGACGTTAATGATCCCATCAAGCATGGGATCATCCTCTCTAATCATGTCGACAAACACCAGTTTGTTGCTAGCAATAGTGCAGCAATTTTGTCCCTTGTACATTCCCGCTTGCTCT